TCGGTACGCATGAATGAATCCCATCTAAATATAGATTCTATAGCAAGCGGAAATCCCTCCTGGTGACAGGAGGGATTTCTTTATTTTGCAATATGCTCATAATACGCCATGAGCTTCTGTTCCGGCCCCGGGCCGTCTTTGTCGAGCAGGAACGCCTTTGCCAGCGCGGCGTAGAACTCCGGGCGGTTGAGGCCGAACTCTACGGCGACGGGGTAGTAGTCCGAGTACATCATGTTCATGGTCACGCCCCACGCCCAGCGTGGGACCACAGGTGCCTGAATGCCCATGCTCTCGGCCACGGCCGTTGTCTGTTCCATCGTCCAGTGCGGGCCGGTCGTGCCGTCGGCGTTGCGCATGGCTGCCGCCCACTGCATGGCGGTCGCGCGGTCAAACTCGACCGTCTCCGGCTCGTCGTGGTCCTCGAGCTTATCCAGCCGGCACAGCAGATCTGTGACTGCTGCGGCCTGCTCGACCGTACGCATGGACACCGGGCACTCCGCGATCTCCCGCAGCGCGGCGTGGAGTTTGTCTTTATACGCCTGCATGATATCACCTCATGCGAGCTTGAGCAGCCCCGTGCAAAGCTCGATCACGGAGCCTGCGGCCGTGCTGTCGGTCGTCGCCACGAGCGTGAATGTATGATTGACGCAGCAGCAGCACCCGGACAGCTCCAGATCCGTCTCCGTGTGGATCTCCGCATTGCCGGATGCCGGCAGCGTGACGCGCTTGAGCGTGCAGGGCAGCGCGACGCCGTCCATGTACCACTGCAGGGTCAGGACGCCCGCGGCCGTCGCCGCGATGACCGCATCTGCGGCCAGATGATACAGGCCGATCTTGACCGTGTCGTAGCTCTGCGGCTCGACCTGGATGGACGAACCGGAATTGACGACCTTTGCCCCGGCCAGCGTCAGCACGTTTTCGCTGTCTGCCGCGAGCAGTTGGGGCGCGTTATTAAAATATCGGACGCATGATTTTTGATACGCCCGATTTCCATTGCCGTTATTACAAGCCATTTTCATTACTCCTTCCGTTTGGGCTTATGTGAAGGGGCATTATGCCCCGGATAGCTATATCAGGATGGGTCCGCGTCAGCCGCCGCAGCCGCACGGATTGCAGGGCGGATTCTGGTAGTACCTGCCCAGCTGGCCGAGGATGTACTGCGACTGCATATAGTCGTTGTTCGCGGCGCGGCTCTGTGCGAGTTCGTCGCGCAGGCGCTGGTTCTCCTGCTGCTGCAGGAGCGTCCGGGTCGCCTCGCCCTCGGCGTGGATGGCCGTCTTGATCTCGCACGCGTTGATGCTGGCGTTGTAGTTGACGCCGTCGATCGCGCGGAGAATGTCGCAGCAGCACTTCTGCTGCACAGAGATGCCGCTCTCCGTGACGGACTGCAAATCGCGCAGCTCGCCGAGGATGTTGTAGGCGTTGTCCTTGACAGCGCTGGTGACGTCATACGCGCCCTGGCGCGTTGCCGCGACACCCTCGTTGTTCTGGCGTTCAAGGGCCGCAAAGTCCGTCGCGCGCTGCACGTCGGCCTGCGTCGCCGGGGCACTCTCGCCGCTGCCGCCGAAGCCTCTGCCCGCGAAGAGCAGGAAGAACAGCGCGATCAGGATGACAATGCCCCATCCGCCGAAGCCATAATCCTTATCCATGGTTTTCCCTCCTTTCTGGGTGGAATGAAATTTGATAGGCGCTTTCGCGCGGTATCACTTGCCGATCTGGCCGACGAGCTCGCCGACCGTCTTGTTTTTGTTTGCCTCGAACCACGCCTCAAAGCCTGGCTGCGAGGCCAGGAAGCTAAGCACCATCTGCGGGCTCTGCCCCTGCAGCGTCGTCTTCGCTGTCTGCAGCAGACCGTTCAGCAGCTTGTTTCCCCCGCCGTTTCCGCCCATCAGGGCCATAATCGGATTTTGCATTGAGCTTTCCCTCCAGTTCTTCGATTTTCCCGGCCATGCTCTGCAGGCCGGCCGTGATCTGTTTCAGCTGCTCCTGCAGCTGGTTTGCCGCCTTTTCCTCTTCTGTCGGCTCCGGGAAGATCCGGAACCGCGCGATGGTCTTGGCCGCCATGCTGTCCGTGCGGATGTAGTACAGCAGGTTCTCGGTCTCGTGCAGCGCGAGCGCGTTGTCGTTCGGCTGCATCTGCAGGTTGTTGATGCTGGCCTCGCTGGCCACGGTCAGCACGCCGAGCTTCGGCGGCTGCGGCGGCAGCTGCGGGCCCTGCGGCCGCGGCATGGGCTGCAGCTGGATCTGCTGCGCGCCGTCCATCTCCCAGCGGCCCGTGTACGGGTTGTACGCCATGCGGTATCGCCCCTTTCTGCTACCATTCTAGCGTTTCCCCGTCCCCGCTGGGGGGCATTTGTGTACCATTTGTGTACCATTTGTGGGACATGTGGGCATAGAAAAAGCGCCATGAGCCGTTGCTCATGGCGCTTTCTCTTTGTCTGTTTTCCCTGCCAGGCGGCGGGCGATATTGTAGATGTGCGGCAGGCGGCGGGAGATGGTTTTGCGGTCGACGCCGATCTCGGCGGCGGCGTCCATCTGCGGGAGCCTGCGCACGATATAAAGCTTCACGATCTGCCGATCGATCACGTCCAAAAGTCCCTCGTCAGTGACGCGCTCCCAGTCGCTGCGCGTGAGGTGTTCCAGCTCCTTCGGCAGAGCCAGCCGCGCAGTTATGCTTTCGTCACTCCCTTCGGCCCGCCGCCGGGCAGGCCTTACTTTTCCTTGTGCTTCAACACGGCGATATTGCCCTTGTTGCTCACTTCGAGATCCAGCGCGGCGGCGATATCGCGCACTTTGATGTAGTTCGTGCCATCTTTCAGGATGCGTTCAACGGCGACTTCTTTACCGTCTACGATGATCTTGCTCTTTTCGATCACTTCTTTTTCCCCCTCTCCGTTCTTTCCATCTTCGAGTGCCATGACCGTATGGCCCTCGCTTACCAGCACGTCCCCGCGCAGGAGATTGGCGTCCGTCGTCAGGTACTTGCTGCCGGTCAGCAGATCAAAGTCTCCCGTTGCGGGCCAATCGTGCAGCATGCAGTATGTCGTGCAGCTGTTGCCCTGCCGGCGGTAGAGCGCTTCGACCGACGCGCAGCCTGCAGCCACGGCGCAGAGCGTCATGAGGCCGGAGCAGTCCGTCTCCACGGGCTTTGTGATCTTGCTCACGTCCCACTGGACGGCTCTGGCGGCCTCATACGCCGTGTTCCGGTCGCTCATGTCGTAACCGATATTCCGGTTTTTAATCGCTGCCTCGCACGTCTGCGCGGCCCGCTCGGCCTTTTTGCGGCTCTTGTAGCGCAGGACGCCGAGCCAGCGGCCATTGTACCAGCTGGAGATATTCAGCTCTCGCCCGGTCTGGTTGCCGGGCTGCTGGTTCCAGCCGCCGGTTTCGCCGAGGCTGGCCTGCCCAATTTTGATACTCATGCCCGCTCACTCCCGTACAGCTCGTGATGCAGCTGCAGCACGGCGGCCTCAATCAGCTTATCGATCGTTTCCACATCAAATTGAATGCCCTTCTCGGCGAGGAAGTTCACAACATACGCCTTTTTCGCCGCGCCGTCCGTCGCGGTGTACAGCTGCTCCGCCGCCTTTACGCCGATCTCAACGTAAGTGCGGAGCGTTTGCAGCTTATCCGCGTCGATTTTCGTCTTGATCCACGGGATCAGGAATGCCGAAACGAGCGCGCTGATGAGCGCGATCACTGCCGAGATAATTTGCGTGTAGTCCATAAGTATGCTCCTTTCAATCTTTCAGCACGATCTCCGCGATGCGTGCTGCCGCTTCCGGACCGTATTTTTCAGCCCATTTATCCATGTACTTCTGCGCGTACTTCGCGCGGTTCTCATTTTTGGCTTTCCAGAGGTAAAAGCCGCTGGAAGCCGTTGTTTCAGCCAGCACCGCAAGCGTGATCTCCGTCAGGTCTGCGCCTGCCGCGCAGGCGATGATGAGCGCGAGGCTGACGAGCGCGCTGCAAATCAGCCACTTTTTACTGAATTCCATTGCTATGCCCGCATTGCGCCTCCAGCTGGTGCAAAAACTTTTTTACATCGCCGTTGCCGCCCAGCTTGACGTATTTCTGCCCGGCGATCAGGCGCTCGGCCATTGGCATTTCCTCCGACATGATGGTCAGCCGGAGAATTGCGAGATACTGCTCGTCCTGATGCTCCTGCATTTTCCCGAGCTTTTTGTCGATCTCTGCAAGGTGCGCCTCCTGCGTTGTGGCCTTGCCGCGCTTTTTCTGTATCGCGCCGACGATTGCCTGAACGACGGTCGTCAGCGCAGACGAACCGAGCACGGCGCAGACGAGGGTAACGATGATTGTCTTGGTGTCCATGGCTATGTACCTTCTTCCGTGATCTTCTTCCACCCGTCCGGGTTAACGGATGGGTTCCAGACGTTGGCGGCGAGCAGGGATTCGTAGAGCTCGTCCTTCCACCAGCCTTTTTCGCCTTTGGAGAAGGCAAGGCCGGCGGTGATGGTCTCGGGGATGAGGCGGTAGCCCTGCTTGTACTGGATATCCTCCCAGAGGTTCTTGGCGGCGTCCGGCGTATTTTCTGCCGTGTCCCAGAGGTCGACGGCGGCGCGCTTGATGCCGCCCTGCCAGCATATGCGCGTACCGGACTTGACGAGACTGCCGTCCCCCGTCAGCTGCGGGAACAGCTCCGGGGCCTCGGACGCGGTCTTATCGTCGAGAGAGGCAGCAGCCGTCTCGATGGCGTAGCGCAGGTCCTTCGCCCTTTCCTCGCCGATGGCGGTATAGACGGGCATGCCCATGAGGGTGGCGGCAGTGTGCTGGGCGGCGGCTTTTTCGGCCTCTGCCCGCTCTAGGGGCATGGGCTTGCCCATTTTGACGGTGATGGTGCCGTCGCGGTTGTCGGTGACGGGACCGGCGAGGATGAAATCCGCGTAGTCGTCCATGTAGCGGTCCTCGGCGGTCTCGGTCGTCGACTTGACGGTTCCGTCCTCGTTCATCTGGACGTTGCCCTCTGCGTCCAGCACAGGGACGGCCGTGGTGTAGCGGTGGATCATGCCCCAGACGGCGCCGTCGCAGAACAGCGCCAGCGGGTCTGCAACCGCGCTCTTTTCGATGGTGACGGCGCGGCTCTCGCGCCCGCCCCAGTCGGCGTCGCGCATGCGGCCGGCGGCCGGCCGCGTCTCGATCTCCTGCCCTCCGATGGTGATGTACCAGGTGTCCATAAGTTCCTCCTGTCTATTGCTGCACGGCATTGGCCTGCAGCCATGCTAATAGTGCTCCTGCTGGTGGCTCGTCAACGGTCACTGTCCGGAACGCTTCTTGCGTCCAGTTTCCGTTGAAACCCGCATACCACGTTCCTTCCGTTTTGCTGTTGTAAGTGTTTGATGGCGTAGGATGTGCCGTCTTTCAAAATGTGGTGTGTGCCCATGTGGGTCCTCCTTTATGCTGCAAGGGTGTAGGTGCCGTCGGGGTTGGCAATGACGGCGGTGGTGGCGGGAAGGGTGAAGGCGGGGCGGACGCCGTTCTCGTTTCCACAGTACTGTTCGGTGACATTCCCGGCGGTATCCAACACGTACACGTCTGTACTTGAATATTCTTTTGGGGTTCTGGTCCATTGATGAATATTAGATCCATTTAGTTTTGCGACAGCAAGCAGGCTACGCACCGTCTGGTCCAATGGAGTCCCATCTCCGCCTCCGCTCTTCAGCTCACCTATGGACAGTATAAACGCATTTTTCGTTAATTCTCTCCTCGTTTGATATTCATCGATGTAGCAGTAAATTTTTGTTTGCCCTGCCGCGCCTTGAATGGCAGAGTCCAACAGCCCGAACCATGTATCCGCGAGGAAATCGGATACAGTGGATGTTGGGAATAGGTTGGAGGTGCTCCACTGGGAGAACGCAATTCGTTCGTAGCATTCCTTGCGCACAATCAGCGTGCGCCCTGCGCCGTTAAGTCCGCTCTCGTAGTCGTGCTTCGCAATATAAAACGGCACGGGGCTGCCGGATTCATTCAGGTACAGGATCGCGCCGGGGGTGATGGTGTTCAGGGGAATGCCCTTCGAAAACGGTACGGTGAACGCCGTCCCGCCGATGAGGTTCTTCCCGGCTTTGCATCCGTAGCCTGTGCCGCCGATCAGATCCCGGCCACCCGTCACGGAATAGGCCGTGCCGGAGATCAATGTCTTGTGCGCCATGGGGCCTCCTCACTCATACTGCCAGTTGATGGCCATGTTCTCGGTCGGCGTAGTCTCCGCGGAGACCAGCGTCTGCTTGGTGATGTTGCCGGTCTTCATATAGTCCGTGCCCGCCACGGCCACCGCCCACGCCGTCGGCTTCCCGCTGGCGTCCACCGCCTTGACCTTGATCAGGTCCCCGACGGCCGCGCCGGAGGCGAGAATCACATCTTGCTTTCTGTTCCACGCGTCTTTGTTGCTGCGCACGTCGGCGATAGCCTCGTCGATCTGCGCGCCGGTAAACTGGCTGTTGTAAGCCATACGATCACTCCTTCATACACAGAAAATCCTCGCCGTCCGCGGTCTTCAGCGCCTGCGACTCTCCAAGCGGGATAAAGCCGTAGTTGTCGTTCCAGCTGCCGTCCGCGCCCTGCGCGAACAACGAAATGCGGTATTCCCCATCACCGGAAAGCAGAAAATCGTCGTAAACCTCAAAGGTGCGCTGCGTGCCCGCCGGGGTCTGGGAGAAGGACGCGATCAAAGCGCCCTTCCCGCGGCCCCAATCCTCGCCGGACTTCGTCGCGCGGCACTCGAAGGCCGTGTAGGCGATGTCCGACGAGAAGGAAACGGTGATCGAGTCGAACCCCGAGACCGCCGAGATCTTGTTGCCCGTGATGGAGAATGTCAGCTGCGGCGCGGCCATCAGGCGGCACTCCAGGTCCCGGCGGCGTTCTTGACGAAGACCTTGACGATCTTCGTGCCGTCGCCGGAAGACGCTGCCTCGAGGTCCGCGCCCTTGACAGTGACGTTGATGGCGGTGTTCTTCTTGTAGCCTCCCTCCGTGCCGCTGACGTTGGTGGAGCCGCCCGTCGTCGGGATCTGCGTGCCCGCCGTGTGCAGGCTGCTCGTCGCCGGGACGACGCGAATGGTGTATTCCTCAAAGTCCACGTCGCAGACGAAGGAGAACGCCGCTGCATCGTAGCCCGTGACCTTCGAGATCCTGCTCTTGTCGGGGCCGGTGATGGTCACGGCAGGAATCGACGTGTTGAGCGTGATCGTGTCGCTGACTGCGGCCGTTTCGTTGCCGACGTCGTCGCGCATCTTGACATAGATCGTCTTGAGGCCGTCGCCGTCGGGCAGCGTGATGGATTTTGTCGTGGCGAATGTCTCCCACGACGCTTCCGCCTCGGTCTCCGCCGTCTTCGTGCCCCAGATCTTCATCTGGTAGCCCGTCGTTGTCTCGTCGGAGACAGAGATCTTCGCCGTGACGGTCGCGCTGGTCGCGTACTGTGCACCGTCGTTCAGGATCAGCGATAGGCCGGCAGGTGCCAGCGTATCAAGTGTCAGATTAAAAAAACTTGCCATCTGGATTTATCCCCTTTCTTCGCTTGTGAGTTCAATGTACAAAAATCCGCCCGGTCTTTCGTAGATGGTTTTCGTGCCCAGGTGGGCGGATTTGATGCCCATGGAGCCGATGAACAGCTCCAGAATGCGTTTGAGTCCAACTGCCAGCATGTTACCCCTCCAACAGATACAGTGTCCGCGCGTCCTTTTTGTCCAGCGCGTCATATTCTGATTTTGTCATCACGAGGATCGCGTCGATCTGTGCCGACTGGATGCCCCCGCCACCGGAGCCGCCGCCGGACTGCCGCGCCTCATTGATGGCGGCGACGAGGTTGCCCTTGTTGTAGGTCTTGAGGTCGTCCAGGTCGCCGATCTGCTTCTGGAGCTGCGCCCAGACAGGCAGGGCCGGGTCGGCGGTCTCGTCGCCAGACGGGTCCGCGCCCGGCTGTACCTTTCCGAGGCTCACCCAGACAGTCGGCAGGATGACGCCGCTTTCGTTCGCGCCATAGACGCCCACGCGGGCGTGGCGGCCCGGGACGGCTAGAACTTCGTGCGGGACGGGCACGGTATCCCCGTCCCAGTTCGCCGCCAGAACGTCGACGGTGGTCTTGCCGTTGGTAAAGACGGCGGTCTTCGTCAGCCCGTCCCATGCGGGTGAGAAGACGAACTGCACCGTCACGGCCTTGCTCATCCCCGCCGTCAAAAGCTCCGGCGGCGAACAGAGATGCGCGCACGCGCGGGAGCAGTGGATGGTGATCATGCGTTATCAGCTCCTTCTTTGCCGCCCGAAATGGCGGCTTTTTCTTTCCTATTGTGGTCTATCCAATCACAGTGCCGTTCACAAGCAGTTTCCCGTCGCTGTTGCACCTTAATGCTGCGTATTTGCTTGCGTTATAGCACAGCCAAACCCTATTTGCAGCCACCCCGTAAAACGGCACATTTGTCGCGCCGATGCTTTCATTCCCGTAAAGTGGCAGCAAGAAATTTCTATTGACGTACATGCCGTAACCATCTTTTTTGATTCTGTCTGGCTGAGCGCTCTCTCCTCCGCTCCCGCCGCTTCCCGGCGGGCCGACGACGTACTCGACGACGTAGCTGCCGGAGATGCGGGCCACCTTGACGCGGTCGCCCGCGGCGAATTTGACTGACGTGTTGCACCGGTAGTGCTTGGTCGTGGCTTCGGTCTGCCCCTCGAGGATGAGGGACAGGCCATCGTCATAGACCGCGCCGACGGTCGCCAGAAAGTTTTCCGGCAGATTTTCGTCCGGCATGCTGATCGATGATACAAATAAACTGTTGATGCCCTCCATCAGGCGATCACCGTCCTTTTCGCAGAGTGGGTCATGAGACTGCCGGGCTGCATGGTGACAGACCAGCCTGTCTCGAGATAGATGCCGCCGATCTCGTCGTGCGTCAGGGCGAGGATGTCGCCGACGCCGTGGCCCGGCTCGGCCAGCGTGTAAAATGTGATCGTGCGCGTGGCCAGCAGCGATTCGTTGCGGCGCTTGTTGGCGTAGGCCTGCAGATCCTCCTGCGAGGCGATGTTGTCCACCCGCTCGACGGAGGTGATGCGCATGCCGCGCTTGAAGGTGGATTTTTTGGACGCCGGATTGTCGTTGACGGCGGTCGCCACCATGGCGGCGTCCATATCCGGGTTGTTGCAGGTCACGACAAAGACGTTCGGGGCGTCAAAGATGTCCGTCTCGTCGGACCAGTCCTGCCCGGGGTGCTTTTCCGGGAGGAACAGGTCCGTCGTGCCGTAGCGCCAGTCGATGATGGCGGCGGATGGCTCCTGGTACGGCTCGAGGCGGCAGACACCGTCGGCGTCGAACCAGAGGTTCTCATAGTTGATCTCGGAGAGCAGGGCGTTGACGATCGTCAGGTAGCTCGTGCCGATCGGCCAGTCCTCGCGGTCTGTAGCGAGGACTGCGTCGTTCGGCGCCGCGATCACCAGCGTGATGCCGCAGGCGGTCAGGAGCTTTCGGATCTCCGTGAGGTAGGACGCTCCGGCCGCAAGATGCAGGAGCGTCTCTGTTTTTTGCGTGTACACCCGCCAGCAGCGGTCGTAAGCCTCGATCTCGACGCGCGTGCCGGAGCTGCTGCCCTTGTTGCTGACGGTCGCGGCCTGATAGATGCCGAGCGATGTTTCGACGCCGTTGATGCTGATCCACGGGCGCAGCTCGTCGGACTCCAGCTCCGCGAGATCGTTTGGCAGGAAGCTGCCTTTGAAGGAGCCGTGCAGGGTGGCTGTCCGGTCGCACATGATCTGCGGGGCGCTGCCGGTGTCCCATTGGAGGTGGGTGATGGGCGCGCCGTTTCTGAGCACGTCGACGCGGAAGCGGACGTCACGGGTCAAGGGTGATCGCCTCCTCCCGGTTCGTGTGCGAGATGGTGAAGGAATAGCGGCGCATGAACTCGTCGCAGTTGCTCTCGAGCGACGGGAGCGAGCCGATGGCCATGTTGCCGTAGCGGTCTTTGAGGCATACGAGGCGGCCTACAAGGGCCTCAAGCGCGAGGGCGGCGGCCCGCTGCGCGTGCGGCCAGGCACAGGCGACGGACATGGCGCGGTCGCGCTGCTCGCTGCGCTCCTCGACGGGGTAGGCAAGGCCCGCCAGATGGACGGTCGAGACACCGGCCGAGAAGCTGGTGCGGTTGGTGCGCAGCTTCGTTTCGGACAGGCGCATCTCGAGCCAGACGCCGGTCTCGAGGTCGCAGATCATGTTGGTCTCGGGCAGGATCTCGGCGGTGTCGGAATTGGACACGCCGTAGTTATCGCTTTCGTCGTAGCAGCCGCGGACGCGGTAGGTGACGGAGCCGATGCTGGTGTGGTCGATGTACTGCTTTTGGACGGTGCGGGCGATGGCCACGCCGTCCCGCTCGACGAGGTAAAAATCGTAGCTCCCGGCGGTCTGCCAGGTGAGCGCGGTCTCATGGCCGGCGGTGGCGGTCAGGGTGATGGCCTCGCCCTCGGTGTGCGAGATGGGCAGCGCGGCCGCGGACCACTCGGACCACATGCCGTACTTGTTCTGCACGCGGACGCGGACGGTGTAGCTGCCGTCGGCGAGGTAGACCGGCGAGCGCCATGCCTTCTCCGTGCCGTAGACCGTGCCGGAGGCATAGCCGCTCGAGAGCGTCAGCTGATAGGCCTCCTGCTCAGAGGTCTGCCAGGTGATGCGTGGGCGCGGGCCGGTGGACTGGATCACGATGGACGGGGCCGACGGGGCGTTGATGGCGATAAACTCGGCCTTTTCGCTCCACGCCGAGGCCGTGCCGTCGGTGTTGTAGGTGCGCACGCGCCAGTATTTTGTTCCGCTTGTGAATTTGTTCGCCGGAACGTCGTAATACTGGTTTTCTCCTGTGACGGTCGCCAGCGTGTTCCAGGTCGTGCCGTCGGCGGACCACTGCAGGTCGGCCTTGCTCTGCGGCGTGCCGGTGGAAATGATGTGCTGCCAGCTAAAGCGGTTGACGATGGTGGCGTCGATGACGATGCCGGATGGGGAAACAGGCTTGGCCGTCGGGGTGACGTCCGTGGTCGTGATCTCCTGCCATGCGGACGTCGTTGTCGTGCCGCTGTTTGCCGTCACCTTTACGCGCCATTCGATCATCCCGGACGGGAATGTATTTGCTGGGACTGTGCAGGCGGTCGTCGCGCCGGAGACGCTGATCGTGTTTGAGGCGCTCGCATTTTTGACGCGCCACTCGAAAACAGCGGAGGTTTGTTTCACCTCTGCGAAGCAAACCTGCGTGGGGTCTGTGTCATCCTCGGCGTCCCATGTAAATGTGTTTTTTTGCGTTCGATTTACGAATGCCCCTGCCGATGGCGATAAATTGTCTGCTTTTATGCCGACATTATCATTCGAGTATTCACACGTCAGGAATGGCTTGCGTGTTGACTTTTCTCCGTAAAAAACAGCTTCGCTTGTTCCTGATACAGCGCCACGAAACGCAACGACAAACCCGTTTTTTATCCCTTCTTTTACTTCTTCCTTCTTGCTCCTGTATTGTGCCAAATCAAAAACCGCGTTCAGCTGCACAATTTCGTTTAGCGCAGTCCACTCTCCATCTGCATGCTCTGAAATCCCGGTATATGTTTGGCTGACTTCCGGTCGCGTTGCATACGTTATCGTGCTCGTATCAAATTGGCTTTTCAACGCATTTACATACGTCCAGATTTGCTTGTACCCATTTCCGCTATCTTCTGTCGGCTGTGCGTAAAACGAAAGCGTTACTTTGCTTACCCGCTTAAACTTGTATGCATCTCCCGGCACAGGGAATTTAATATATATGTTATCCCCTTGTTTGACGTTTCCTGCTTCCCCCGTAAACGGGTCCGCGAACAGCTTGTACTGCGTAAGATTTGAATAGTTTGTGTTCGGGTGGTTCTTCGCGACTGCTGTCGAGCCGCTTGCCTGCACTGTAAACGTCGGCATTTACTTCGCCCCCATTCTGGTTGTGATGCGTGCGTTTTTGGCGATGCGGAGGATGGTGTCGAGGTCTTCGACGTGGTCGACGTAGACGGTGGTGTTGTAGGTATCTCCGGATGTGTAGCGGGTCTCGCTGGCCGTCTGGATGCGCGAGCCGGATGGGAGATAGATCCGCTCGAGGCCGTTCTCGTTGACCCGCGTCCAGCCGCCCGCCCAGTTGTCCGTGCCGGCGGCGTTGCCGCCCAGATACCGCCTGCGCCATTCGTCCTCGGTGATACCGAGGGTCGACGAATCGCCGCGGGCGACGGCCTCTTCGTAGGCCTTGGAGAGGTCGGACGCGCTCTGGCCCCACTGCTGCTCGTTGTAGCTGTCGAGCAGGTTCTGGTAGTTGTTTCCGTTGCCGCTGCTGTAGCCGAAGCCCAGCGCATGCTTCATCTGGCCCCAGCCCTCGCTGATGTGGCCGGTGCCGAAGTTGATGACGCCTTTGAGCAGCTCCGCCGCGTCGGCCATGAGCGCCATGACCTTTGCCAGCGGCTGCAGCGCCTTGGTCAGCGCCGGGACGCGGTTGTTGGATAGGTCGGACATGGGATTGAGGATATCGCCGACGGTCTCAAGCAGCATGCCGAAGGCGTCGACGATGCCGGAGTCCTTGATGGCCTTGCCGCCGTCCTTGACCATGGTGGTGACGTCGCCGTAGAATTCTTCGAGGTACGGGGCAAACTCGACGGCCAGCTGGTTTTTGACGCCCTCCTGTGTCTTCTGCAGGCGCTGATAGGCGTCGTCGACCGCTCCGAGTGCGGAAAGCGCATCGTCGTCGAGCACGTAGCCCATGTTATGGGCTTCGTCAGCGTAGGCCTTAAGGGTTTTCGATCCCTGGATGATCAGCGGATTCAGATCCTGCGCGGAGCGGCCAAAAATGTCCATGGACATTGCGTCCCGCTCGGTTTCGTTTTTCACCTTTCCGAGCGCGTCGATCGTCTCATAAAAAACGTCATTCGCGCTGCGCATGCTGCCGTCGGCATTGGTCACGGAGACGCCCAGTGCCTCAAAGGATGCCTTCGCATTGCCCGTTCCGTTCATCGTGTCCTGCATGTTGTTGGTCAGCTTTGTCAGGCTTCCCTGCAGGGTGTCGACGGATACGTCGATCAACTCTGACGCATAGGCAAACTCCTGCAGCTGCTGTGTCGATTGCCCGGTCTGCATGGAAAGCGTGATGATGTTGTCGGCAAAGGCGGCGGACTCCTTCGTCATGGAGATCATGGCTTTTTCTGCCTTGACGATCGCCGCCGCGACGGCAGCGAAGCCGCCCGCCAGCGCCAGTGACTGCGCATCGAGGCTACCCATGGCGTTCATGGAGGACTTCATGCTGTCCGGCAGCTGGATGCCAAGCTTGGACGTCAGGCCGTTCACCACGTCGCCGAGGTTGCCCATGCTCTGCCCGGCGTCCTCGGTTGCGGTGGTCGTGTCTTCTATCTGCTCTGTGTTGTTTTTCAGCTGTCCGTTCAGCTTGTAAAGCTCGGCTTCCGCGTTATTGAGTTCTTTTTCCCAGCGCAGCGTTTCCACTGCGTTTGATCCGTAATTTTCTGCAGCTTCTTCGAGCGCAGCTTTCAGGTTATCGATTTTGTCATACTGCAGGCTTATTTTTTGGGTTAGCAGGTCCGTTTTCGCCGCAGAAAGTTCTGCTGATTCTGCGTTATCCGCATATTTTGCCGATACCTTCCGCATCTCGGCGTCCAGCACGTCCATGCTTGCGCTGAGCCGTTCGATATTTTTACGGTATTTTTGTTCTTTTTCACCTTCCATGCGCTTTTCATTTTCGCGCATCTGGTTATTTAGATCGTTCAGTTTCGCTGTTGCGTTTTGCAGGCTGGCCTTCCACGCCATTGTAGCTTTGCTGGATTCTCCCGTTTTTTTTACGGAATTTTTCAGAGCCTCTTGCATATAGCGGATCTTTTCTGTTTGCGAATAGATCTGCCGTTGCAGGATGTCATTCTGTTGCCCTAGCAGCTTTGCGCTGTCTGCATTTTTCCCATACGCAGACGTTACTTTCCGCATCTCGGCGTCCAGCACCTTCATGCCGCTGCCGATCTCGGAAATTGCCTGCTTGTATTCTTTTTCGCCCGAAAGCGTAAATTTTGTGTTGATATTTGGCATATTACGTGCCTCCGTTTATGTAGGCCGAGAGGCTCTGCGGCGCTTCCGGCTTTTTTGGCGGCTCCAGCGCGTCAAGCAGGAGCGTCAGGCGGCGCGGGGACATGGTTTTCCAGAAATCCCGCTCCGGCAGATGCAGCCGGAAGAGCCAGATTGCGAGGAAGCCGGGGAAATCAAAGCCCAGCTGCTTCGGTTTCCCCGGCGGTGTCAGTTTTTTTCGTCTTCCGACGTTTTTTCACCGAGTTCTTCCTCCGGCGGCGTGACTGCGGCCTGGATCAGCGGATAGATCCGCGTCCCGGCCTCGAGCGTCTGGTGCATGGTGAGCTTCCGGCCCAGCTGCTTGCTGGTAAAGCGCAGCGGAAGGCCGTTTTTGTCGGTGATGCCCTGCGTGTCTGCGGCGTCGGTCAGCATGGCGGCCAGGAAGGCCAGCGTGCTTTTGAGACCGTGCACCGTATTCAGCGCGCGCAGCAGATTGCCGTCGTATTCGTCCTGCACGTCGGCAAGGACGTTCATGTTGCAGGATAGCCGGTAGACCCGGCCCTCAAGTTCATAGTCGACGGTGTTGATCTTGGTTGTCTCCATCAGGTCTCACCCAGCTTTCCCTTGATCCAGGCAGCGGCCTCCGCCGCGGTGTCGACGGTCTCGGTCTCGAGCAGCAACTCGTCGGCGGAATCGTCCGCGAGGAATTCGCCGGTCGTGGTCGGCGTGTTGAACTGGATGTTCTCGCCCTTGGTCTGATAGCTCATCGAGGGCGGGCCGAACAGCGCTTTCGGCACCCAGACGCAGGTGTATTTGGTCACGCCGTCGATTTTATCCGGCGCGTAGAAGCCGACGCCGACATAGTTTGCGATGTCTTTTGCCGAGAATTTCAGATTTTCCTTGCTCGTATCGGATGTGCAGCCGTAGAGCATGGCCTGTGCGGCCCTTTTGATGTACTTGACAGCCAGCGAGATCGTGCCGCCGGTGGCAAGCTTGATATACTCGGCAAGCTTGGATTCCGCGTACAGGCGGCCCTCGGCGAACTTGAGTTCCAGCTGCGCGCTCATGGCGTCGCCGACGTCGGTCGGCTCTGTGTAGGTCACGGTGCCGGACGTGTTTTTATACTTTCCCGCCCGGATGCCGCGTAAGTCAAAACTAGGCATTTACAATAGGCCCCTTTCTTTCAGCTTTTGTGTGAGGATTTTTTCGAGTTCTCTGTCTACTTGTTTTGCCGCTTCTTGCGAGCCCTTTGTCCAGAAATACGTTCCGGTTATCCTTCCGTATTCCGGCCCGCGCCCGTAGTTCAAAATGAAAAGCACAGCCGCTTTTCGCTCGCCGTGCTTGTTTCTTCCAACAGCTGTTACCTGAATGTATGGTTCCCCGTATTTGTTTTTCCGGATCTTCGTTGGCTTGATGCTTTTGACATAGCCCTCCGTCGCAAATCCACTTTGCGCCACACGTTTTTTGATTTCAGCCGCTAGGATTTTGCCCGCCGCTGTCATGAGCTCTTTTACCGTTTCTTCATCGAGAATGTCTGTGCCTTTCAGCGTTGCTAACATCCCGTCGATTCCGGATGTCTCGAATTTAGCCATATTCCGCGCCCTCCGTTTCGGCTATGAGTGCGATCTGCGTGCGGCCCGTCTCCTTGTCGTAGGTCTCCATGTCGACGGTAGCAATGTAGCCTGCGGCCTCCAGCGCGGCTTTTACGCGCTTTAAAAGCCCGGCGGCAAAGCCCTCGGCAAAGATGGAAACGGCGTACTGCACGCCGGTCTCGGCCTCTCCGCCCTCGGCGTAGATCTGGCCGGACTGGCCGAGCAGCTGATAGGTGATGTAGGTTTCTTCTCCGCCCTTGTATGGCGGGTGGCAGACCGGGACGCCCAGGTCTGCCAGCGCCTCATAGATCATCATGCGCCGTCCCTCCGTTTGCAGGTCAGCTCTACCTCTTCCGTCTCCGCGCCGTAGCTGCGGACGACGTCAAAGACGTCCGAGCCGCAGGCGAGCTGCTGCTCGCCGCCGTATTCCGCGCTGTGCACGCGGAAAATTGCGTCCGTGCGCTTGCCGGCCTGTGCGGCCTGGTAATACTCGGCGCGGTTTACGGACTTGCGGGCAGCCCAGACGGTTGTCTCGCGTTCGAGCTTTTCGGTGGTCTTCCCTCTCACGATGGGGTAGGACAGCAGGCGCAGCGTGATCTGGGTGTCAAAGATCACAGCACGTGCCCCCTCCCTCGGTGCCCGGCGAATAGTCGTCGGACAGGCCCATCGTGTCGCGCAGCTCCTCAAAGCACGTCTTCCATTCCTCGCCCCGGCCGCAGAAATCATGCTGCCAGCGGACGTATGCGCGGACGGCGTCTTTGACCAGCGGATCTTCGTCCGCTCCCTCTGCGCCCGCAAGGTGCAGGCGCAGGAGGCAGGCGTCGATCTCGTCGGCGAGCTCGTCGTCAAGGGCGTTTGTGGTCAGCCGCAGGGCGGTTTTTGCAACGTTGATCAAAGCCATTGGTTATCCCTCCCTGTTGGCCGCGCGCCGTCAAGCCTTCTTTTTGGTCAGCGTGACGAGGCTGTTCTTGTCGACGACCTTACCGTCGACGAGCGCCAGCGCGACGGTGACCTCGTCGTCGGTCGCGTTGTCGGTGTACTTGCGGAAGGTCATGCCCAGATTTTCGTTCCAGAGGTAGTCCTTGAAATCAAAGATAAAGGCAAAGATCGTGTCCGCGGTCACGCTCGCCGCGAAGGACGGCAAATAATCGCCGACGAGGACGACCTCGCGGCCAAAGAGGGAGTAAACCGGCTTTCCGTTCGTGCCGTAGTTGGTGCGGGCGACGGGCTGTCCGTTGCTGTCGACCATGCCAACGATCTGCTCGAAGAACGTTTTCTTCGTCATGCACCAGACCGCGCCCGCGTCATATTCCTGCGGCACCGCGGCCTCGGCTGCGGTGATGTCCTTGTAGGTTAGCGCGGTCGTCGCTGCGGCAATGTCGATGTTCTGGCCGGTCACGGCGGTCTCCTTGGTGATGCCCTTCGGCTGGCCGGAGCCGGAGCCGCTGATGATGGCCTGTTCCTCGGCCTTTACCATGGCCTCGGCCACGTTGGCGACAAACTGCGATTCAAACATCGGGTAGGTCACGATGGAGACCTCAAGCGACATGGAGATCGCGCAGCGCAGTTTGTGGTAGGCAAACGTGATGGAGCCGAGTGCCTTCTTCTGCTTGTCGGAGCCTGCGCCCTCGGCCACCCAGGAGGCCGTCGGCTTGGCGGAGCTGGTCGGGACGGTCACGCCGCCCTTGTAGGACGTGTGCGTCACGCGCGGCAGGATCATGCCGGTCGCTTCGATCTTTTCGTAGATCTTCTGCAGCGTCGTTGTCGGGATGGCTGCGCCGACGTCGGAAGTCTTGGTGTTCGCGTCCGCGTTGGTCAGCTCCGCGGGGATCTTCTTGCCGGTCAGGACGTAGTTCATAAAGGCCCGCTTGTACTCGTCAGTGTCGTACCGGTCGAGCACGTCCGGAGTCTTTGCCGTGCCGGACAGGTCGACGGACTGTGCCGCCGCAGCCGGGGCCGCGACCTTCTGGCCCGCGAGGGCGTTGAGGTTCGCCTGGATCTTGGCTTCCTCCTCAAACTTGGCGTCGAGGGCCTCGACTTCTTTCATCTTGGCCTGTGCCTCTGCGGTCTTGCTTTCGTCCAGCAGCTTCTGGGCGTCGTCCATGAGCTTCTGGCGCTGAATGTTGTAAATTTCCTTTGTCATTTCAATTCTCCTTTGAGTTTTAAAAATTTCAGTTTTGCTTCTGCCTGCGCCCGTTCGGGCATAAAAAAATCAGGCTCTGCGGCCTGACCTTTTAAAAAGTTTTCCGCGCGCCGGAGCGCGTCTTCGCTGAGCATGCCAGAATAAAAATCCGCGGCCAGCGGCTTCTGGCCGGTATCCGGCTGCATCACGCGGTCAACGAGGCCGAGTTCTACGGCCCGCTCCGCTGTGATCCATGTTTCTGCGTCCATCATGGCGGCGATCTCCGCTTCCGGCCTGCCGGTCTTGGCGACGTAGGCCGAGATAATGGCGTGGTTGGCGTCACGCAGGACGCCGGCGGTGTGCTCCATCTGGCGGTAGTCGCCGTCGGCGCTGGACTGGACGTTGTGGATCATCATCATGCCGGTCGGCGTCATCTCCGACTCGCCCGCCATGGCGATGATGGACGCGGCCGAGGCCGCGAGGCCGACGATGCGGATGTGGACGCCGCCCGCGTAGTTGCGCAGTGCGGTATAGATCTCGCTCGCGGCGAAGATCTCGCCGCCGCCGGAATTGATCTCGACCTCTGCCCGCTCACCGTTTCCGGATGCAAGCGCGTCGGCTACGGATTTAGGGCTCGTCGCCTCCATGCCGTACCACTGATAAAAGCGGTGCTGGTTGCTGGACACGATGGGTCCGCGAATGCTGATCTTCATGCGGTTTCATCTCCCTTCTGGTTGGTATTCTGATTGACCGGCTGCGTATCGAGCCGCCGGATTGGCTTGTCACCGCCGTCGACCGGCGCGAGGTTAAAGGCGCGGCGCCATTCGTTCGGCGTCAGCGCGCCTCGGTCGACCAGCTGCAAGAGATTGAGCTTTGTCGATGTCGACGCAAAGTCCCACGCGGACGCCTCAAAGACGATGCGATTTCCGCAGCCGCGTTCGCGGCGGGAGAATAGCTTGCGGGTGTACTCGCCGCTCAGCTGCTTCAAAACCGGCTCGATCTCGGCGTCAAAATAGGCGTTCTGCTCATCCTCCGTCGCAATGGATGTGACGATGTGTTGGTTGGTATTGAACAGGGCATAGATGCGCTGCGTGGTCTTATCCATCTGGGCGGCGTTCGGGACGTAGTCCTTGGGGTCGATCTGCTTGGCCTCAGCCTTTGCGTCGACGGCCGCGACGCCCGTGCCGTTAGTCACGTTCAGGAAACTGTCCGCGAAGTCCTGCGCGCGTTGCTTCACGTCCTCCGGGCGCATGGACGCGGCGAACATCAGCAACCAGCGAATCACGGCGCTGTTTCTGATTGCCTTGACGATGCCCTGATCCGTCGTGGTGACGATCTCCATCAGCGGCACGATAGCCGGAGCAATGGGGTCGCCGAAGATGTCGTTTTCGTAAAAATCCCCGCGCAGGTGGATGATGTCGTCATAGGCAAACGTCAGCACATTGCCGTTCTGCATGTAAAATTTCAGGTACAGATTGCCTCCCGCGTCGTAAACGGCGTCGGCCTGCATGGCCGCGACCGGGAAAATGGCGTTCGGCAGGCCGTTTTCATCCCGGAGGATCACGGCAAACGCGTTGTTGTTGAGCACCAGCTGCGCGGCCAGCTTCTCCTGCAGCAGCTGGCCTGTCATGTACTGGTTCGGTTCTTCGAGTAGGAAGCGGATGTACGGCTCCGGGTTGACGGCGATCTTCCGCGTCTGGGCGGTGATGGTCTCCCGGATGTGCTTGGCCGTCAGCTTTCCGATGGCCTTGATCTTGGGCCGGATGCAGGCGCGGACGATATCGGACTGATACATCTTGCCGTTGTAGCTGTAAAAGCCATTCCCGCGCTCCTGCACCATCTGGACGGTCGAGACGCGCTTGGTGGTCGTGATATTCGTCAGGAGGTTTTTAAAAAATCCCATTGTCTCACTCCTAGAGCATACTGGTGTATTCCGCCTGCTTCTGATCGTAGATCGTGTAGGCGTCGAGCAGGGCCGCCGTGCCGTCGATGCGGCGCGTGGATTTGCTCGTTTTGTGCGGCTGAATATTGCCGTTTTTGTCCTCGTCGTAGGCGGTGTTTGCGAGGTTCCACTTGTCGATCGGGTGGTTATTGTAAATAATACGCTTGGATTTCAGGTCGTTCCCGCAGCGCTTCATGGGCTCGGACAGGGTCTTGACACCCTGATGCACGGCGATCATTGCCTCGGCCCCGAAGTAGTCCGCCATGCTGTCGACCCAGTAGGTCGCAGACCAAGCGTCGTAGCCGAAAAACGGCAGGAAAATATCGAGGTCTTCCTGTACCTCGACAAACCAGGCTTTGACGTCCTCATAGCGGATCTTGTTTCCCTCTGACAGTCGGAGCAGCCCTCGCTCATGCCACTTGTCGTAGGGGATCTTGTCCTCCGTGACGCGCTTTTCCAAAAGGTCCTGCGGCAGCCAGTACATCTGCAGCACAAACAGGATCTCCGGCAGCTCCGGCACCTGAAACAGCACCTTCGCCGCCGTCAGGTCGGTGGTCTTGGACAGATCCGCTCCGCCGATGCCGTAGCGCGGGTAGGACAGGACGCGCTCCTGCACATTCCCGTCCGCCATGTAATGCTGCCAGATCAGGCGGCGGTTTTCCTTGTCGAGCTGGAAGGTGTCGCGGTTGTCGAGCTGCTCGAAGTTGAGCCAGGCTTCGCTGGAGGTCTCGCGGATGTTGAAATCCTTGCAGACAAGGTTGCGGACGAGGGCCGGGTTTTTCTCCGCTCGCTCGACCCGCTCTTTGAGGGCCGTGTAGGACTTGATCGTCCCGAGGCCCGGATTTGCCTTTTTCCAGCAGCCCGGGTCTGTCCACTCGCTGCGCTTGTCGAGCTCGTAAATAAACGCGATCCGGCGCGGGTCGTGGTACCCGTCCGGATCTTCGTAGCCGTTTATGATGCGCTCGGCTTCTTCGTATTTCTCGTCGTAGATGTCCTCGCGGATGGTGCCCGCGGTGGAAGTGATAAAGATCAGCGGCTGCTCACGGGCCGTCACGCCGTCGGCGATGATGTCGTACAGGGCGCGCCCGCTCTTCCACTGGTGGATCTCATCCATCATGGCCCCATGGATGTTGAGGCCGTCGAGGGTGTCACTGTCAGAGGCCAGCGGCTTGAAAACGCCGTCGTTAAAATCGCTGTCCAGCTCAGCGACCAGACTGCGCATCCGGCGGCAGAGCGCCGGGGACTTCTTGACCATCCGCTTTGCTTCCTGCCAGATGATCTTCGCCTGGTCTCGCTTGGTGGCCACGGCGTAGACCTCCGGGCCAGCCTCACCGTCCGCCGTCTGCAAATACAGGCCGACGCCGGAGGCCAGCAGCGATTTGCCGTTTTTCTTGCCGACGATGAGGATGGCCTCGCGGTACTGCCGGTTTCCTTCAATGTCGATAAATCCGAAGACAGTCGCCAGCAGTGCTTTTTCCCATAGCTCCAGCCGGACGAGCTGGCCGCCCGCCTTGCCCTTGGAGTGGTGGCAGTAGTTTTCAAAAAATTCGAGGACGTGGTTTGCCCGGCGCGGGGAATAATAAAACTCGGAATCCGCGTTTTCAAGCTGCGTGACCACATGTCTGTAGGTCTTCTGCACCTTGAGGCTCACCGTTTCACGTCCGGACTGGATCGCGGCCCAGTATTCGAGGATCGGATTGTACGTTTCTGGATAGCGCGTCACAGCTCGTCACGCTCCCGGACAAAGCTTGCAAAGCCGTCGTCCTCCTGTTTCTGCGCGGTGTCCGGCTTCGGCAGGAGCGCCGTGAGCTGCTTGATGATCTTCTGGTAATTTGCGTTCGTGGAGTTGTACGCCTGCCCGATTGGCCGGGCGCGGTCATAGGGCTCGAGCCGCTCCGACTGCTGGAATTTCTCCGTCCAGCCGTTTTCCCGCAGGTCGTCCGCCATGTCCTCGCACTCGATTCGCATAAAGGCTGCCTGATCGATGAGGCCCGCGACAGTCCCGGCTGCTTCCTTCGGCAGAAGCTTGTAGATCCTCCGGAGTCTGGCCTTCTCGGCGCGGATACGCTGTTCCTTTGTCTTTTCCTGCCTGTTCGCCACAAAAACCGCCTCCTTTTCGCGTGATTTTTGCCGTCTGTCCGCGCGTGCGCGTAGATTACTTATCGCCGCTCTTTTGTAGGGGGGCCTCGCGAACGGCCTGCGTGTTCTTCCGAGGTAGGGCGTGCGGTGATCTAGCCGGCACCCCGGCCTCGCGCGACGGGGGGGATCGGGTCTCCGGCGGCGTCGAAGAAAATTTTTTGCGTCAGAGATTTTGCGACGCCGTGACCGTCGAACTGATCGTGACAGTCTTTACAGACGTACTCGAGGTTGGAGTAGGACAGGCTGACGTCCGGGTCGGTGATGTTGTCCGGCGTGAGCGCCCGCTTGTGGTGGACGATGTAGCCCGGCTTGTCCCGGCATTCTTCGCACAGCCCGCCATCGATTGTCCGGCGGAACTTGATATACCCGGCGCGGCATTTCTTCCAGCGCGCGGAGGCGTAAAAGCGTGTGGCCCATGGCTGCATCCTGTTCCCTCCAATTCTTCACGCTATCACTGTAGCACAGATTTTAGGCTCTGTTAGCTCAACTTTTGCGGTAGCCCATTGCCCGCGCTGCCTCGTAGACAAAGCGGCTGTACATCCGCTTGGCCGTGGATGTGCTCACGTGTACCTGTCTGGCAGCGGACTCCAGACTCTCGCGCGGCCAGATCCATGTATGCAGGCGCACGATCTCCAGCACATCGCCGCCGTCCCGCCAGGTCTGCACGGTGTTGATGGCGGACTTGATCGCCGTGTAGTCCTCGTACTCCCGTGATGACAGGACGCGCACCGCAATGTCCTCGACGGCGCGGCCGGAGGATTGCCCGCCTGGCTGCGAGGAATATCCCGGCGTGATCTTCTGCCGGCTCATATCCCGAACCTGTCGGCTCAGTTTCGGGTATTCGCCGATGGTGCGGCAGACATTCCCGTACCACCAGTATCTCGGTTTCGACATCTGTTCAGCTCCTTCCTTCTTCGTCGCAAAACTCAACACATTTACAAGGCTTAAAGAAGGCGGCTCCCGGTCCGCTTATGTGTCTCGTTTTTGGGATCCCATACATATTTGAAATATAGGAATCCATACTGCGTGGCTCTGGACTCGACGAGGATGTAGCCGCGCGGGGCGACTGGCGGGCGCGTCGGGCTGTAGTCCCGGACCGCCTCGGTCGCGGGCTCCGGCTCCGGCCGGACGCAGCTGCGGCTGGCCTTGTACCGGTGGCCGCCGAACTCCTTGCGCCAGTGACCGTGCAGGTAGTTGGCCAACGCCTTGTAGTCCTGCCCGTGGTCGACCTTATGTCCGTTCTCATCCAGATAGTAGTTGTGCTTCCGCAGTGGCTTGCAGTCGATGACGCTGCCTAGGCCCCATAGCTGGCCCAGCGCATCGGCAGGAATGCCGTCCGTGATCAGGTGCAGGTGGAAGCGGTTGGTCGATTTGCCACGGCCGTAGACGATGACGATCTTTGCCTTTGGGTAGTGATACACCAAGCGCCGGTACAGGTTGTCCCGGATCCTGCGCATCTCCTGCGCGGTATGTACCTCATGCTCGGGATCGAGCGTGAGTGTGGAGTAATAACTGGTCGGAGAGAAGTTGGCGTTGACCAGCGCCGCAAACTTTGCAGCCGAGATCCTGGTGTTGAATTCCTCGCGTTCTTCCTGCGACTGGAACCGCGGCTTCTTCGGCCGGCTGGTCTTTGGATCCGCGCCATCGGACACGGTATAAACAATCTGCGTACATACCGCCCCGGTAAACAGGCGGCGCTTGTGTCTCTTTGCCATCATCCACACCTCTTTCTCCCGGGCGGACAGAGCCGTCCGCCCCTACATGGCCATCTGCCCGCTCAAAGCGTGGCCGGAAATTCCGGCCATGCGTTCAACTGGCAGTCCCTTCTTCTGTGTACCCGCACGCCGTACACGTACACGTATCTGTCTTTTCGTCCCAGCGGCAGCAGCCCACAGCCCAACATTCCGGGCAGATTGGCCACGGGCCTTTTTTCCCGGCCGGATCTGGACCCGGTCCGATTGGTGTCTCGTCTCGCAGTGTAGCCGGAGACTTCGGCCACATTTCGTCAAGCAACGCGTCTATCCTGCTTTTCAGGATTCGCAGCTTAAAAAACACCAGCACGCCCAGCGCGATCCACTCCAGCTCAGCAGCAAGCTCCAAGATCTCAATGATCATTTTCTTCTCCTTCCACTCCTTCCAATTCTCCTTTGCAGTATGTACAGCGGCTCGGCAGGCTCTTTTTCAAACCGCCCTTTTTCCAGAGTTCGAAGCACAGTTTCTCCGGTCTTCCGCAGTATGGGCATCGGTAGACACGGAAGATATCATCCCAGCGCCAGACCATGCGGACTGCGTTTTTCTGTTTCAAGTCCCATCGCCTCCCTCATTGCTTCAACTAGCCTCTTTTCAAGTTTGTCCTGGTCTATCTTCACTTCCATCGTTACGCCCTCCTGCTCTACCCACACGCCGTCCGTGCGCTTCGTAAATCCTGCTGGTGC